GGCCGGAGAGGAAGCGACCGGGGTTTTTATTGGGCAAAGGTGGGGTGATTTTGCCCACCCTCCGGTGGCCAATCGGTCGGCAAAACGTCGGTTTTTGCCTGCATTTTCGGCCGCGAACCAGCATTTTTTTGCTCGGCTCGCGTTTTTTGGCCGTGGCATCGAGCGCACAGCGTCTGGCCGTTCGTCACGTCGTACCGATCGCCACCTTGGCTGATGGGCACGATGTGGTCAGCGTGGGCTTCTCGCTTGTCGCTGCATACGCGACCGCAGGCACGGCACGCCCAGGCGTCCCGCACCAGCACTGCTTGACGCCACGCCCTGTGTGCCTTGTCCGTGTAGCCCCGCTGGTGCGCTGTGCCACGCACGCTTTCATCTCGTCGCCGTTGCTGCGACGCAATGCGGGGGGGGCGGTATGTAGGCATGCGTTGTGGCATGGGTGCCGCTTGCCGTAGGGGGGGGGGCGTTTCCCGCAAAAGCCCCTAGCTCTTGAACATGACGAAGCCCGTCGTGCCCGTGCTGTTGGTCGTGGCGCTCACGATCTTCAGATACTCAGCCCCGAACACCTCATCGGGCAGGCTGTACGCTCTGCCAACTGTGGTGGACGGTGCAAGCGTGAGGTCAGCCGCAGAGCCGTCCGCCTTGTAGAGTCGGCGGAACTCGTCGCCTGGCTTGGCCGCCACGAACATTTGCAGGCTGGTGGCGTTGGTGCTGATGGTGCCGAGGGAGATCATGGCACCGGCCACGTCTCGCATGTCGAGCGTGGTGGCCAGGGAGGTGGCCGTGTGCAGGGTGATGTCGAGATCGCGGTATCGGCGGGAAATGGTGGCGTCGGCCATGTGTGGTCTCCTGTGCCTCTAGGCTAGGGCGGGGCGGGCGAATCCTTGCAGTGCCGCCGTCTCTGACGGCTATAGCGCACTTCAGCGCCGCAGGGAATTCCGAGTCTCAGGCGGTCGCGACACGGGCGGGCTGGGCAGCGGCGGCTCGGGAATTGGCATCCAGTGAGTTGGCATCTTCTCCCACACGTCCCAAGCGTCATAAACCCCTGGCGCGTAGCGTGTCGCGATCGTGACGTTCTTGCCGTCAGACAGCAGCACGCGGTCGCAATCTGGCTTCCGCTCACTCACTGAAATCCATTCGCTCAATGCTTCACCTCCTGCGGTTCATCGCCCCAAGCCGCAAGGCTTCCTGCTCACGCCGATACCGCCGCTCGTTTCGCCAGACGGTCATCAGAAACACGCCGACGAATCCACCGGCAAGCAGGCAGGCTAGATGCGTCCATTCCATCACTTCACCTCCGGCGACAGGCGGTACATCTTCCATCCTTGCGGCAGCACTGCCATTCGGCAGTTCTGGTTCCGCAAGACGACTCGCAGCGTCTCGGCGTCGATCCAAGCCGATTCGTCGTGGTTGTAGAGCAGAGGGCCAACAACCAATGGCACGGCCTTGGCTGGCTTCGGTAACACTGCCGCCGCTGCTGCCCCGAAGGATGCGGCGATTGCTTGGCGTCGGCTCAGCATCACCTCACCTCCGGCGGTTCGGGCAGCGGCATCCACGCTATCGGCTCATCGATCTCGTCCCACTGGTCAACATTCGTCCAAGCGACCTTGCCCCACAAGTCTCGCCGCATGGCTACGCCCATGCCTATCTTCTGGCGTGACCAACAGCACAGGACAGGATCGCCTACTTTCGGCAGAGACTCGCTCACCGGAATCCAGCGACGTTCGAGGAAAGCGTTCGTGATGCCGTCGGCCAACTTCTCTTGGAACTCGTAGTCGGCCTTTTGCAGCCGCTCAATCTCGCCGCACATTTGCAGCATCAGCACGGCAGCCATCGACGGGTTGATGTCCTCATCCTTGCTGGCCCACCGCTCGGCTACTCGTCTGTACGAAGCAACGTCAAGCTGCATCATGTCTCTCCATTCGCTCTAGAGCGTCGTTCGTGCCAGCAAAGCCCGCAGCGTGGCGGCGCGGTGTTCCGGTAGTCCGTAGTGGGCAAACCAATGCAAAGCCGCCCGCTCCTCGTCGGTGAGCCGCAGCCGCATCACCTGTTCGTGCAAGGCGGCGTTCTCTGCCATGCAGGAAGATAGCCTGCCCTCCAGCGCAAAAACCTGCGTTGCTGGCGAGTCGAAATTGGGGTGCGGTTCGTGGTGGATCATCGCCATAGCGTCCCTCTCTGCGGCGTGAAGTGTCACGTTTCTTCGCAAAAAAACTAGACCAGAAGATCGGTCAATTCGTGAGGAATAAGCCTACGAATTTCTTCCAGAATCCTCGCCGCTTCCTCGCTTGGCTCGCCGTGTTTGATGATCGCTCGGCATCTGTTGTCGATCAACTCCAACGCGATGAGAGCCTCGCGGCCCGCGAGCGCGTACCGATGCTCTCGCTCGTCGTCTGGGTCGGAGAGGTCGAATCGTAGCGTTGCGATCATGCGTTCAGCCTACGGGCTGCAGAAAATCTGGCAAGACGATTTCCGTCCGTCTTCTGGTGCAGTAGCGCAACTGTCAAGGATCGCTTGACGGCTGGGCTCTCTCTAAGGTGAAGAGCGCAACTGCCGAAGATTGCTCGGTAGTTGCCGTCTTTTGTGGGCCTAGCGCAACTAGCCCGGCTCATCCGGCGGCAACATCGCCACCGCGTCCGCCCATGGCATCACTTCCACGCTCGCCCCTAGCACGGCCTGGTCGGCAGCCTGCCACATGGCATGGAGCAGCCCGCCGGGTTCGATCTCGGTCAGCACATCGGCCGAGAGCATGAGCCGCCCATCGGCCAGCACTCGCGGCACCGGCACGCAGTTGCGCGAGCCATGCTGCCCGTGCAGTTCCGCCAGACGGGCCGCGAGCGTCGCCGTGAAAACGAGCGCGTAGCCCTTGGCGTCGGCGTAGGAGATCGGGAGCGTGAGGTCGGCGAGCGTCACAGGTTTCGCCCCAGTGCTGTTTGGAACGCCTGTAGCGCGTTGTGGTACGCCAGTGCCTGCGCGTCCGTAAACGACACGCCAAGGCTATAGCACCGCAAATCGCCAGAGTAGAGGTTTGCCGCGGAAGTTTGATTTGTCGCGAACACCCAAATGTCACCGCCCGAGTCGCTCCCTGTTTGCGATGTTCCGCTGGTGACGACGAGCGATCCGTTCACATACGCTTTCGCTCTGTTCAGGGCATCAACAACGCGCTGCAGGATGTGCGAGCCCTTTACGGCAGATGTGACTGCTGGGGCAATAGAATTGATGCCGTATTGCAAATTGATCGCTGTCGTGCCGTAGTACGCCCACGCGCGGCCAGTTCCTCGCGTCTGCCCAGCAACCGTCATGTTTGACGCCGGGAAAGTGTCCCGCGATGTGTACCACGCAACGTGGCCGTCATTCACACCGATGTCCGTCATCGTGACGCCAGTTCGCAGGTGCTTGGTGCTTCCGTTTCCGGTGAGCCCGCCATCAGCCCCCGTCTCAACGTAATCGCCCGAGACGAAGTTGTTGTTTGTGTCGGTGGTGTTGCCGTACTGAGTTCCACCGAACGACGGCCCGCGATAGAGCGGGACGAGGCAGGCCGAAAGATCGCTGCCGCAGAAGAGGTTGAGCCGTATGAAGCGGTTGCGGATGCCCGCCGAGTCGATGCTGCGGCAGAAGTTGCTCACCGCCGTCAGCGTCGAACCGCTCACCGTGCCGCCATTGGCGATCACGCGAGAACGCCAGTCGGAGGCTTCTGGATGAAAGCCGCCGGTGCGGGGACGCAACAAACGCGGCGACATGGGCATGGCAGGTGCGCTCTTGGTGGTGAGAGAGTGCGGCGAGCGTTAGCTCTTGAACATCACGAAGCCGGTCGTGCCCGTGCTGTTCGTCGTGGCCGAGACGATCTTCAGGAATTCGCAGCCGAACACCTCGTCAGGCAGGCAGTACGCACGGCCCACCGTGGTGGAAGGCGACAGCGTGAGGTCAGCCGCCGAGCCGTCCGCCTTGTAGAGCCGGCGGAACTCGTCGCCAGACTTCGCCGCCACGAACATTTGCAGCGAAGTGGCGTTGGTCGAGATCGTGCCCACCGAAATGATGGCACCGGCCACGTCCCGCATATCGAGCGTCGTGGCCAGGCTGGTTGCCGTGTGCAGGGTGATGTCGAAATCGCGGCATTTGCGGCTGATGGTTGCGTCTGACATGGGTTTCTCCTGTGTCTTTAGGGTATTGGCCGGCGGGTTTCACTTGCAGACGCCGGGGCTCGCCTCAGTTGTGCCGGTCGGTGTCTGGCATGCTGGTCGCGGCTGACTTGGGCTGCAGGGCGTAGAGCAGACGGGTCTGCTCCTTGATCGCACTGCCGATCTCTCGCTGCGTCTCGCCGAGCTGCTGGACGAACTCCTGGTGCGCCGCGACGAGCGGCAAGAGCACGTCCTGGCGAAGCACCCAGCCGAACGCGATGGCTACGAGCGTCGGGAAGCCCCACCGCTCAATGATCGAAAAGAGTGTGTTCTTCGCTTCGTCGGTCATCGCCGCATCTCCGTCTGCCACCCTACCAACGCAATGCGATTGCTGGCAGATTTCAGCCACCATGCCAGGATCGCTTTGACGATTTCTTGAATCAGAGCCCCGAGGATCAGCGATAGGATGATGCCCATGCGGACGTTCTGCCGCTCGCTCCGCTCGATGCTGGCGGAGATCTGTTCGAGCATCGCACCGTAGCCCTCGGGCTTGGCCTGCGAGATCGCCACGGCGGGCCACTTGCGGACGACGCGCCGCACCAGGCGAGACACGAGGGCCTTCCCGGCGAGGTGCTTCCTAGCCGAGAGACTGGCCCACACGGCGGCGTCGAGGTCTTCGAGGCTCACTTCGCCACCTTCTTTCCGGTGCCTTTGCAGACGGGGCATGTCATCACAATCCGGCCGTCGCCGATCTTGCCGGTGCCGTCGCAGTTGTCGCACTTGTCTGACGCCGGGGCGGGGGCCATCTCCTGCTTCAGCTTCTCCACCATGCGGGCCGTCTCGCAGGCGAGGTCCGCCACGATCTCGGGGTGGTCTTGCGGCACGTCGCCGCAGCCGGGCATCCCGAGCAGCATCACGCCGGTGACGAGGGCCGCCGTCTTCATAGAACGCCTCCGGTCCAATCGGGGAGCGTGCGGGGCGGGAACCCTGCGTAGCCGCTCAGGGCAAAGGAGTCCTCGCCGGCGAGCATCGAAGTGCAGGTGGCGGCATCAACCCAGCCGGCGGACTTCTGGAACTGGGGCGGCAGGTTGGGGTCTACGCTGCCCGAGTAGCAGTCGCCCCACGAGTTCACGCAGAGCAGGGCGGGCCTCGGGCTCCACCGCACGCCCGCAAACATCATGCAGTGAGCCCACTGGCCCATCGGCGTGAGGTAGCCATCGCGGAGCGTCATGGAGAAGCCACGCATGGAGCAGACGGCCACCGGGTAGCCGTTCTGGATCGCCCGTGCGGCGTCCTCGAACGTCTTCACCAGGGCGACGCTCGACACCTTGTGCTTCGCGGCGAACGGCTCGAACCGATCCGGCACGCCGTCGCGGCCCCATTCCTTCTCACGCTGGCCCGAGTTGTCGGTGAAAGTCACGCCGTCGTAGTTCACGCCGTAGTGCAGGGTGCCGTAGTTCGTGACGGCCTTCGCCGCCGCGCCGCCGTAGGAGCCGTCGCCCCCGAGGTTGCGTCCGCCGCGCACCTCCACGCGCGAGAACGCATAGACGCTGGCTTCGAGCACGCGCCCGCCGTAACTCTCCCGCTCGTTCCGCAGGAGGATGTCGCAGGCGGCGAGGATGTCGCACGACAGTGCCCAGCCCCATCCGACGCATGACCCGATCTTCTGCGCCCCACGCTTCCACGCCGGATCGCACTTGAGCAGGTACGAGCCGAGGAGCACGTCCTTCGTCTCGTCGAGCATGAGGTCCGGCCCAGCCTGGGCGAGCGTCGGCCGGGCGAGCGTCGAGAGGAACGCATCGGTGCCAGCGCGGTCGGGCTGGTAGCCCATGAGTGGAATGAAGTCGGCCACGGCTTACCCTCCGTTGCCGATGCCAGCCCACGCAATCGCCCGGCACGCCTCCGCGTAGGCTCGCCTGAGCTCGGGCGTGACGGGCTTCACTTCGAGGCCCACGATCTCGCCGAGGGCCTTCTCCACGCCTTCACGCAGGCCGGGGTATTGCCCCGCCTTCACGCCACCGAGCCGACGCCAAGCGATGTCGAGGGCCAGGACGGTGAAGCCCCGCAGCGAGCGGGTGTCGGTGAAGATCACGGGCTCGCCTTCGGGCGAACTCACGACCACGCCCGCCTTCTCCCACACGCTCGCCCAAATGGCCCGCTCGGCGGGGCTCGCCGATCGCAGGGCTCGGGCCACGTCGCCCACCTTCGTCTTCATGGCATCGCTCACGTCTTCGACGACGAACGTCGGCAGCGTTACCCTGGGCTGCGGCACGCCAAACGCCGCCACGCAGCCGAGAGCAAACGCGATCGCCAGACGCCAGCCGGTTGTCATTTCTTCGCCTTTGGTGTGTTGCCCAGCATCACGTCGATCAACTGCTGGCAGAGCGCCACGCCCTCTGCGCACCCGGCAGCCTTCAGCCTCGTCGCGAGGTCAAGCACGACGTGCAGGTCTTTCCCCGTCACGCTTGGGGCCGTTTCACTTGGGCCTTCCACCGCACGGTCTTGCCATGCGGCTTGGGCTTTCCGAGCCACGGCGGCAATCGCGGGAGCAGCGACGAGACCCACTGCCGCCAGAGCGGCGACGAGACGAATGGCAAGATCGACACTCACTTGGCCCCCTCCACTTGCAAGAGGCACCACCGAACGAGAGCCTCGCCCTGTGGCGTCTTCAAGATGTCGGCGAGGAGCCGCACGAGTTGGTCGTCGGCTTGGGCGTCGGTCTTTGACGCCAGCCACTCGGCGGCGTCGCTCACCACGAGCCCTTTGCGGTACGGGTCGGACTCGTTGACGAACCGCTGGCCGTAGCCAATCAGCGGAGCCCAAGCCTGGAGCAGCGCAAGCTGCTTCCAGATCGAGAGGCTGTTGCCGTACTTGGCGGCTTCGTCGGGCGTCATCTCAAACGACATGGCGGCGGTCCTCCTGCCGTCAGTCTGAGCCCTCACCCCCATCCTCTTGCAGTAGGGAGTCGATCGCCCACTGGTACATGAAATCAAAGGCGTCCCGGCACTCTTGCCGAGTCTCCTTCACGTCGAGCCGGAACGGCCATTGGACGTGTTCAAAATCCTTGATTGTCCCGTCGCCTTCGCACAGGTAGATCGAGACGTACTTGCGGGAGAAGTCGAGGACGACCTTCCCGAGAATCGGGTCAGACAAAGGCTCAGTCACGGTTGGCGTCCCTCACAAGGTGCTCTGCCTGGTCGGGCGTCACGACGAAGCGGATGGTCACGCCCTCGGTCTTCGTGACCGTCCGCTCCTCTCGCGTGCGTGCGTCCCAACGGGCCTGGATCTCCCGGCACGCCTGGGCAATCTCGCGGGGCGTCGGGTCGCGTGACTCGCTCCTCTTGGGCTTGAAGCGGAACCGGCGGTCGTGGCGGGGCGGCAGATTGGCGACGGTCTTCAAGCGGATCAACTGATCCTTTGTGATCGTCCAGTGCGTGCAGATGGCGAACATCGACGAATGCGATGCCCACTGAATCCGCAACGTCTGGAAGTCAATCGTCGCCGTCACGCCCGCCATCGGTCGTCTCCATCCAACGCATGACCATCCGCTGCGATGGGTTGTAGAACAGGTGCTTCCCGGTTCGCTCGGCGATCGAGCGATGGAAGGCCGTGTGCTCGCAATCGTTCGCACCGTCGTAGGTGCCTTGCAGGTAGTCCTCGGTGCGGTAGATGCACATGCCGCCGAAGGCCGAGCACACGCGGATCGGGTCGCTGCCAACGAACGGAATCCATTGGTGGAACCACCCGCCCACGCCGCGAGTGTAGGCGTCGAGGTATGTATTCCATCGGAACGCCCAGGCGTCATACGACAGCCACGCGGGCTTGAGCGAAGCAGTCCCGCTTTCGTCGTGCGACCACGCCTGGTGCTCCAAGAGCGACACGCTCGCCATGCCGTAGGCTTCCGGCATTTCAGCCATCCAACCGATGCCGTTGAGCACGCCCGCATGTGACCATCCGCCCCACGCATCGAGGTCGATCACGATCGTGAAGAGCGTGTCGGCTGCGTGCTCGCGGACCCACTCCTGGCAGGCCGTGCGGTACTCGGCGAGTGCGATCGTGCGGCGGCCCGCAAACTCGGCCCCGTACTGCTCACGGTCGAGCGTTTGGTTCCGGTAGCTGGCGTGCTCGGGGTACGCATCCACAAACGCATCGAGCACGTCAGCGGTGTCGTCGGCGTTGTCGTTCGTCTCGCAGCGGAAGTGCCACCCGGCGCAGCCATCGGCCAGAACGGCCAGCCGCTCCAAGTTCCGCGACAGATGCGGCGCGCAATTGCGGGCCAGCCCCACGAAGGCGACGGAGTTTTTTCCTAGGCATGACTCGCCAGCCTTTGCCCGTTGCACGAATGATGCGGCAAACTCCTCGGTCGGATAAACCAGATGCTCGGGGATGTTCATTTCTTCACCGCCACGGCCACGCCGTAGGGCTCGAGCACCTGACGCCAGACGGCGAGCTCGGCCCGCCGCTCCTCCACCCACTCGTCGAACGCCGTGAGCAGATACGGGTGGGCGGGGTGTGTAATGTCGTGAAACGCGATGCAGCCGCCTGGTGGGCAGAGCGGCCACACGTTCCGCAGATCGGCCATGCCGCCCTCGTAGGAGTGGTCGCCGTCCACGAGGATCAAGTCGAACTGCCCGGTCAGCGTCGGGATCGTCTCCTTGGAGTCTCCGTCGAGGTAACGCACGTCGCCCGTGTAGAGCATCCCCGCCAGGAGCCGGTCGATGTGGTCGTGCGAGCCCCGGTCGGTGCCGCCCCATTCGCCGCCCCAGGTGTCGGCGCACACCACCGACTCCAGAGCCGGGGAGTTTTCCACGACGACACGCAGCGAGCCGCCGTCACGGGTGCCAATCTCAAGGTACGACCGCACCGTGTGCTCGCGGCAGTGCTCGGCGAGGAAGTCGTAAAGGCTCTGGTTACTCATTGAATCCGCACGGTCGTCCGTGCCTCCGTGCCGTAGGACTTCTCCACCACGAGCTTCGCCACCTGCGAGTCATCCGCGAACGCCACGCCGTTCAAGGCGTCGAGGCACGCCTTGGCGCAGTTGTCCACGTCGAACCGTGGCAACACCGGGGCACCGTTCCTGAGCCCCTTCTTCGTCAGGTGCGACGCCGGGCGGGCGAAGACGAGATCGAGGATCACCGTGAGCGGCTCCGTGGTGGTCGGCGTGGCCCCGGCCTCCAGGGCCGCCGCTGCGATCGCTTGGCGGTACGCATGCACCGGGTGCTTTCCCGGCACATACGCCCGTGCAAAACCGCCCCGCGTGGAGACTCGTGGCCTCGGCTGCGGGACGGGATTGCCCGGCACCTCGAACGTCAGGGGCTTCACACTTCACCGATAGCGGATGACGGCGTACCAGCGGCGGGTCACCGGCGAGTAGGCCACGCCTTCCTCGACGATGACCTTCTTGCCAAAGAAGCAGCAGTTGCGGCGGGCCTGCTCGGGCGTCGAGCCCATGCCGATGCCTTCGGTCTGGCTGCACTGGCTATGCACGAGCGTGCCACGGCGGGCGATGATCGTGGCGTGCTCCTGGGCCGAGATCACGGCAGGGCCACGCACCACGATGGTCTGCCCGTGGCAGAGCGTGGCGGCGAGGGCGATCAGCAGGGCGGTCAACAAGCGCATGGCGGGGCTCCTGGGGGTGAGTGAACCACCGCAGGATGGCAACCGTGTCAAGCGTCAGGCTCGGCCCGTCGCAAGGCGAAGTGACGCTCGCGACACTCCCGCGCCCGCTCGGCAATCTCGTCGGGCGTGGGGTCCACGATCCTTTTCCTGTATTTGCATGCCCGATCAGGGATACCGTGTTCGCGCCGCAGTTCGTGCAGCCGCTGACGGCGGATGCCGAGGTGCGCCGCGATCACGTCGGCGGGCACCCCGGCATCCCACATCTGGCGAAGCGTCTCTAGCATCAGTCCTTCGCCAAAGGCATCACCACGCCGGTGCAGTCGCCGCACCGGAACACCACGGCGCTCTGCGTGTCCACCGCCTCAACCTCGACGGGCTCGGCTTCGTCCACGCCACGCAGGAAGTCCACCACGAACGTCGGATCGAGCGCCACGCTCGCCGCCTGCCCCGCTTCGAGCAGCCCGCACGTAACGCTCGACTGCCCCGCCTCGGCACTCTGGGCCGTCAGGTGGATGCCGTTCTCCACGAACGCGAACGTCACGCCCTTCGACTGCTCACTCGTCACAATGGCCGCCTGCCTCGTCGCCGCCAGGAGTTCGGCACCGTTCACGAGCGACGCCTTCACTTCCCGCTCGGGGATCACGTCACGCCACCGGGGAAAGCGTCCCTCCACGAGCCGGGCCGTGACCACCGTGCCGTCGATGGTGGCAATCGCCTCGCGGTCGGTCGCCTCCAGTTGCACCGCCCCGTCCGAGTGGCCGGCGATGCTGGCAAACGTATGCACCGCCCGTGCCGGGATCAGCGTGGTGGAGTCGTCCACCGCCTGGTCCACCTCGATCTCGTAACTCGACAGCCGCCGCCCGTCCGTGGCCACGAGCGTCACCGTGCCATCCTGCACCTCGACGAGCACCGCCCCGAGGGCGAACCGGCTGCTCTCGTCATCCGAGGCGTAGACCACAGCCTTCACCGCCCGGCAGAACTGGTCCGCCGGGATCCGGCAGATGGGCTTCACGCCCGCCGGCTGCCACGACGGGAACTCCGCCGCGTCCTCGGTGGGCAACGTCCAGGTGCCACCGCCCACGCTCACGGTGCAGGACGCATCGCCCGGCGTCAGCGTCACCTCGTCGCCCGACGCTGCCCCGAGGATCGCCTGGAGGCGAGCGAACGGGAGCAGCAGGGGCGCGTCGGTGTACGGCACCTCGGCCGAAACCTGAAGCTCAAGGTCGGTCGCGGTGATCCCGCCGTTGTGAAGCAAAACGTTCGACAGGATCGGCTTCGGGCTTCTGTTTGGGACGGCAGCCCGCACCGCAGCCAGGGCTCTTTTCAGCAAGTCGGTTGGCATGGCTATGCCAGAACTCTTGCGCTTCCGTGCGATAGTCGCGGTCATCTTTTGAATCCTTTCGAGTGAGAGAAACACCAACCACAATGCCCAGAGCGAACGTCAGGGCTTGGACGACAATGCCCGCCGAAACGAGCGTGAGTTGCGAGAGCGTCATGCCGCACCACCCTTCTGCCCCTGGAGCGAGCGGATGTAGACGGCCATCTGGTGGGCGTCGGATTCCGTCTTCTCCAGCGTGGCGGCGTTCTTGACGAGCCGGGTGTGCAGGTCGCGGATCGTGTCGGCTGCCCACTCCAGACGCAGCCGGGAGTCGTCGTCGATGCTGTCCAGCCATGCGGCCTGGGCGCACAGATCGGCGACGATCAGCGGAGCGGGTGCCTTGTACGGGTTGTCAGGCATTCGCCACCTCCTTGATGCGGATCGTGCGGGCGGCCTTCGGCATGCGGGTGATCCACCCACGGCCTTCGAGAATCAGCAGGTGGCCATTCACGCCGTTGGGGCTGCTGATGCCCGTGAGCGTGCAGAGCTCGCGGACGCTGGGCGAAAAGCCCTTGTTATCGATGTACGCCACGATCGCGTCGTAGACGCGGCGGGTGGATTCGCTAATGGGCTGGGGCTGGGTTGCGGTGGTCATAGTGGTTCCTCGTCCTTGAGTTTCAATCCTTCGGCAAGAGCGGCGACTTCACGCGGTCGCTTGTATTGGGCTGGGCGGTACTGGTCTTTCCAGACCTTCGGGGGCGGCTTTTCGCCTGGAGCCTCTCGTCCGTGCTGCCTCTTGGCGTTGTCGAACTCACCAGCCAAGATCCGATCCACGAACTCGAAGAACTTGGTGACGGCCAGCGGGTTCTCGAAGAACTTGCAGGCGGGCAGGCGGGCCATCGCCTGCCGAGCACGCTCAAGCCAGCCTGGCGACGCCGCGAGGTCTACCCAGCCAGCCGGTGCCATGAGCGGCGTCCACTTGGCTGCCCGCTCAGTGGCGTTCCAGACAGCCAGAAAGCGGTCCCACTCATCGGCTGCCCAGCCGGGATGCCCGAAGTCTTCGCTTGCGTCTCGCGTGCGGTGTGTGTGTTCTTCTTCCCGAAGGGAAGAAGATGGAGATGGAGATGGAGGCTTCGTTTTTGCTTGGCCGTTTGCTTCACCGTTTGCTTGGCTTTTGCTTGCCGTTTGCTTGGGTGTTTGCTTGCGGTTTGCTTGGCTTTTGCTTCCACCGCTGCGGCCAGACTCTGCCCGCTTGGCCTTCAACTCTTGGGCCTTTGCGCGGTGCTCCTCCATTCGCGCGTTGCGCCGGTGGCCGTCATCGCACGTCGGGAACTTCGTCTGTAGGAGTTCCCACACGGAGGAGATGCCGGGCGACACGAGCTCCAGCCGCTCGAGCTCGGCCGGTAAGAATCCGCTGTCCCACTGGATCACCAACAATCGGATGTAGTGGCCCACTTCGGCAGCCGTCCACATGGCCGTCGAGGCGTAGAAGTCTCGCCCGAAGAACGGGATGTAATGGTCAACCTGCGTGTGCGGCACTGGTTGCCTCCTGTTCAGCGGCCACCAAGTCCCAGAAGTGGGACCATGCTTCGGCTGGGCTCTTTGCTTCGATGTAGTACCCCCACTTGGTCGCCAGCCACATTTCGTGAGCGGCCTTCGTGGCGGCGAATTCATTGCTCATTGCAATGACGACGGCCTTGCCGAGGGCTCTGGCGTAGCCAATCTCAAGGATCGTCCCGTAGCAGTCCGGCCCATCGATCCAAGCAAACACCAGGTCAGCGGCCTCCACCGCAAACCGCACGGCCTGTGATACTTCGGCGCGTGCCGCGTTTACATCAAAGCCGTCAGGTAACAAGGAGAAGCGGTCGAAATCGTTTAGCGACTCAATGTCAAGAAAGTAGCCGTGCGGGTGCCTCGACTGGCTGGACGTGCCGTGGCCACCAGCGCCACCTCTCGTGTCCCTCCACCACGGCCCCGTGTAATGAAGGTTAACGCCACAAGCGCTGCATGCGTTCGGCACCGTTGCCCACGTTTTGCATTCTTCGTAGTCAATGAATGCGCTGCAATACGCAAAAGAATGATTCTCCTCAGACCAATCCGGGACGATCGCATCGCGCCAAGTTGTTCCCGTAATCTTTCCGGCGAGATAAAAGGACTTGACGCTCTCGCCACGCCAAGGAAGTACGATTGGGCGATTTTCCGCTGGGTCGTTGTCGGACTTCGCGTGGATAAAGTCGTGGCACTGCCTGCAGCACGCCTGCAGATCTTCAAGTCTTTCTGCGTACTTCCGCTCGTACGTCAGGTGGTGAACGTGATCCATTGGGTTTGTTTCGCAGCGCTCGCAAACGCCGCCGCTGCGGGCCTTCACGGCCTCCTTGAGAACTGACCACTCCCGGCTGCACAGATACGCCGAGTATTTTTCTTTGCCTTCCGGCATCTTCTTCCAACGCATCACACACCTCCTTGAATCGTTTCCAACGCCTTATCCGCCACCATCCACACATCCGCACTCCGCCCGCTCGCGGTCTTTCTGGTGCCGCTCGTGACGATCAGCCCGCGCCGTGCGAGCTCGATCCGCCGTGGCCTCTGCGTGCTCGGGTTCATCCCCAGCCGCTTCTGCATCTCCTCGTCGGTCAGCCCCTCGGGCGTCGCCTGGAGCAGTTCGAGAACGCGCCGCTGCATGGCGTTGAGCGTTGCCGGCCCGAGCGAGTCGGCCGCCTGCGCCGAGGTGATCGATCCGCGTGCTGCGGGGGCTCGCTGCGTGAACAGCGGCAGCGTGTCGGTCGTTTCTGGCCAGTAATCGCTCATAGGAATCCTTTCCGTGTATTGGCCCCGTCTCGTGGGGCATCCGGCCAAGTCACTCGCCGGGAGTTTTTTTGTTTGGGCGAGCCTTCGCTGCGGTGGATTCAGGCGTCTCCCGCTTCGCCACCGCTCCCGTCTGCCGGGTTTCCGCCTGCGGCTGGCTTGTCCTCTTCTGCTTCATCTGCGCCCACGAGTCGTGCCACGCCATCGGTGTGCTCCTCTGTTGTTGCCTTGCTTGCGTGTCTGACGGCGGCCCTGGCGCTGCCCCAAACGTTGACGATCACGGCGTCGGTCAGTTGCCCGCGCTCGGCGAGCACCTGGTCGATCCCCACGAGTGCCTTGTAGAGTTCCCAACCAGCAGCCCTCGCCTGCTCGGGCGTGAGCGTGGCCATCGGCGTCGGGTGAAAGCCGCCGCCGCGAACGCAGACCGGCATCCGAATCGGTGGACGATCGCTCATGCGAATGTCCGACTCCTCGTGCCGGGCCTCTTCCTCGATGTAGGCGAAGGTGGTGATGGGCTGGCTCATCGGGCGTGCGCCTCCGCCGCAACCTCTTGCGAGTCGAAGTGCTCGGTGCCGCTGTCCTCGGCGTTGAGCAGGATGTCGAGTTTCCCGTGGATCAGATCGCACAGGCTCTTGTGCTCGTCCTTCGTGAACGTGCCGCCCGCGAGGCGTTCGTCTGCCGTGGTGCGGAGCTTCTCCAACCGCTCGACGGTGGTGGCACGACTGACGGCGATCCTCGCCTTGCCCAGCGGCGTCTCCGTCGCGAGCGTGTCGTTGAACTTCGGACGCACAACGACGGGCTCGGGCTGCGTCACCTTGACCGCTGGGGCCGGCTCGGGCGTTTGGTCCGAAATCTCGTCTGGATCGTAGATGCCAACCGAACCTTCCCAGCCGAGGCTCTTGAGCCCCGCCGTTATCGCCCGGCTGCGAAGCATGGCCTTCGGGTGCTTGGCGTAGTTGTCATTCGACGCCAGGCCAGCCCGCTTGGCGTCCTCCATCGTGAACGTCTCGACGTGCTCGTCGCCGTTGGGGTGCCGCAGCCAGACGACTGCCTTAGCCTCCGTCAGTTCCTTGAACTGAGCCCGTCCGCCGCACGACTTAAACCGCGCCAACTGCGAGTCGGCCCGCTCCGTAACGGTGCCTTTGATGACTTGGAGCTTTCGGCAGGCAGCCATCGTCCCCATGCCGAGCTCGCGGCCCATCAAGACAATCGCAGCGAACGAAACGCCGTCCTTGATGTGGCTCGGCAAAAAGCCGGTACGACGCAGGGCATCGCCCATGCTGACGAGAGAACCGAAAGATGGCTCCTCCTGCGAGGCGAGAGCCAACCCTCTCGCTGGTGCCGTGTTTGTGCTGATTTCCGTGCTCATGTCGCGTCCCTTTCGTTGCGTGATGTGAAACCGGCTCCGCGTCCTGCCTTGCCGGTTGGTTCCCTTCCGTGGCTTACCCGGTTCCACCGGGCTCCGTGTCTCTCAGTGCGTGATGTCGTGAACGCTGACGGCCACCCAGCCGCCGCCCACGTCGATGGTCATGCGGTCGCCGTCGATCCACTCGACGCGCCCGCTCCAACGCTTGCCGCCACTGCACCCGCTCACGAAGTCGCCCTCGGCGGGCAGGCTGGCGGGGCTCGGCGTGTGATCGTCCATCCCCGCCACCGCGGCGAAGTATTCCTTCTCATGGGGGTCAGTGGTGAACATTTGATTAGTGGCTCCGTTTGGGGGTGGGGGCGGTAATGTATTGATGAGTGAACAACTGTCAAGCGGTTCCCAAAGCGGAACCATTTGTCAATCAATTTGGCCGGCGGCGACGAGCCGAACCAGCACCAGAATCAACTCGGCGATCAGTTCCCAGTTCATTGCGTTGCCCTCCTTGGCATTGCTGACGAGCATGGTACCCATATCGGAACCAATTGCAAGGGCAGTTCAGAAAAAATCTTTTCTGGGAGGGGAAGGCTAGGAATCAGCCTTCCTTGAACCGCTCGGCCTTGGGCTTGTGGCGGCCCTGGCCCTTCGCCACTTGGGCTTTCAGCCGGGTCACGTCGGCCTCGGCCACCATGTACGAGCCGCCCACGACCTCGTGTTCGAGCTTGCCGCCCTCCACGAGTTTGCGGATATACCGCATGGAACAGCCGTATTTCTGGGCCGCTTCCCGGCAGGAAAGCATTTTCCGGCCCTGGTCGTTCTTCATCGCGATCATGCCCCAATAGTACCGATTGGGGAACCGGCGTCAAACCGCCAGCATTTTCCGGCAGTTGCCGCTGGGGGCTCGGCCCCCGTAGGCTTCCCTGCGTCACGGATTCAAGTGGAGGATAGGGGAACGGATACAGGTGTATACTACCTGCCGCACCCAGGAAGGAGACGACGATGTTACTTCGAGATGTTCTGCAAAACGAGTACGCCCCGTTGCGGACGCTGAAGCCGCAGGCGTTGAGGCAATACCAACTCACGCTCACACGGTGGAGCGAAACCCTCGGCCGCGATCCCACCGTAGACGATCTGCAGCCGCTGGTCGTCCAGGCGTTCCTGTCGGCACGCCGCACCAAGGTGTCCGCCGCCAGCGTCCGCAAGGATCGCACCCACCTGTGCTGCCTGTGGTCCTACTGCGCCAAGGTCCGCCGGTGCCGCTCAGACGGGCAACTCCTAGAGTTTCCTACCGTCGCCCCCGTGCGAGCCCCTACGAGGCTTCCACGGGCCTACAGGGTGGCCGATGTGTCGGCATTGATCCGCACGGCCCTGAAGATCAACGCGACCGTCTGCGGGCTTCCTGGCGGCCTCTACTTCGCCGCGATGATCCGCCTGTGCTGGGAGACGGCATCCCGCATCGGGGCCGTGAAGCAGCTGCGGTGGGGCGAGGTGGACCTCGAAGGCCGTTCGGTGATCTTCCTGGCCGAGACGACCAAGACCGGTGACCGGGATCTGCGGCGGGCGATCTCGCCGGAACTGGCGGAATGGCTCCGCAAACTGGAGCGCGGGCCGAATGATCTGGTGTTCCCGTGGACTCGCGATCCGACGAGCCTGTGGTACGAGTTCAACAAGATCTGCCACCTCGCCGGGGTGCAGCCGAGGGGCTTCCACGCGCTCCGCAAGAGTAACGCCAGTTATGTGACGGCCGCCGCCGGCGTCGGGGAAGCCGCGAGCGTCTGCGGCCACAAGGATTCCAAAGTTACGATTGATCACTACGTTGACGAGACGATTGCGAAGCCGAAGCACACGGCCCTCGACTTCCTGCCGCCGCTCGACCTACGCGACAAAGACGAGCCATCCACTTGATCCAAACAGTTTCGCACCAGTAGCGTTTTGCGTTGAAAGGAACGGCATATGAGCGACAATCGGCACGACATGTCTTGGCGAGGAATTGGCATTCTTTGGGTCACGGCATGCCTGCTCTTCGCCTTCACCTACCAGATCATGGGCTGTGGCAAAGTCCATGCGCCGAGCCCAGAGGCAGAGCGACAGGCGGCCGAATTCAAGGAACGACTAAACGCATTGCAAGCCAATCTCGAACACCCAAAGGTCAAGGCAGCCTTTCAGGCTGGCTATGCGCTTGGCATGCATTACAAGGCCAGCGGCCTGGCCAAACTCAACGAGCCGGAGCTGGACCCGTACGCGATCGCAGCCTGCCAAGAACTTGAAGTGCCCGATGAGGTCATCGGCCACGCCATGCGGAAGTTCAAGGCTGGCTATGGCTGGGGCTTCTTTGGCGGGCAATGAGCAGGCAGGAGCGGCGCGGGCGAAAGGAAGAAAAACCCGCGCCGCTCAACTGCCGCCCGGCTCACTGTTCCGCTGGTCGTGCGAGGTTATCCCTCGCCGCAAGCATCACCAGCAGTCGCTCTCGCTCTTCGAGCAGTCGCCCGATCATGCGTGCCGCCGTGCCGTTGGTCGCCGTCCACGAGTTGCTCGGCCCGTGTCGGTTCACCCAGAGCCACGCTTCCTGGGCTTCGTCTTCGGTGTAGGGCACGCGGGGCATCACTCCACGCTCTCCCGGTACAGCACCAGGGCGATGATCGAATACGCCGCGAGGTCCAGCAGCGTGTCTTCCACGCCGTCGAACTCGACTTCACCACGGCGAAAGAACGACCGCAGCCGGTGCATCTTGTCGCTCATGCGGAGCACGCAGCCCGCGTAGGCCGGCACGTTGATGACATCGGCGGAGTTGCGAATGTTCGCCAGGGCGTCCTCGTCTGCGCCGTAATCCTTTGTCTTCCGAAGGTGGAGCGCGCGGATCTCGTCGAGGATGTCGAGGAACTCGCGCGAGCCGGGCCGCAGGTTGTCGGTCAGGATGCCATCACCATTGAGTCGGTCGGCCACAGTAATCATTCCTTTCCCTTTCGTAGATCACGGTCGCAGAACAATGGATACGCTCGCGTCACTTCGTTGCGCCGGTGATCGACAATGGCCATGCCCTGGCATGGACGCTCAGGAGAAGCGACCCGATCAGCGTATGGGGAATGTCCAATTACCGATCCGTTCGCAACGTATCTCGCACCACGCAGCCAGCCCCACGAGTGGTAGTGGCCGAAGATCGTCAGGTCTGCTTTGCGGCCAGCATCCCATCGGGCGATTGCTTTGCTCGCTGGCAGCGCGAGACCGTAGACGCCCCCAGCGAACCGAATTGAGTGACCATGGGTCGTGCGGACGAGGAACCCGTCGAGGTTGACGTAGCCCAGGTGCCCCTCGGCAATCTGCCACTGCACGTTTTTGTTTCGCTCTTCGCGGGCGAGCGTGAAGTACATCAGCTGCTCCCACGAATGGTCGAGTTCTGTTGCGACCCTCGGCTTGCCCTCATTACTGCGGCCGTGGTTGCCTGCGTTCGTGCAGATGACCACCTGCTCGGCGTGCTTGGCCACGCTGTCGATGAGCCCGCGTAGCCGCTCGGCAATCCAGCGGGTGGCGTTCATCGGCGAGAGCTGTGCCACCTCTACGCAGTCGGGGTGGATGTGCCCCGTGATGAAGTCGCCGCCCAACCAGATGAGCACTCGGCGAACGTCCGCTTGGTTTCGTTCGTGTTCAAGGCAGTCGAGGAATCGCTCCTCTAACTCAGCGAGCCGCTTCTGACACACTTCGAGCGAGTAGTCGTTTTCGCCGTTCACGGTTTCAGGCAGCACCCGCTCTTCGGCGTGAACGTCCGAGAGCATGAGGATGGCCGTGGCGTCGTGCCGCACCCGCTTGCGACCCTTGACGCCTTTGTTCAAGGCCACCGGCTTGACGCTCGCCAGCGAGACCAGGCCGTTCGCCCGTTCCCGCTCGCGGTCGATCTGCCCGAGGGCTGCCTTGTAGCGGCTCTTCAGCGTTGCCACCTCGGCCCGCAGCCGCGCCAGTTCGGCGTCGGTCTGCAACTGGCTGGCGCTGGCCATCGAGTCGGCCACGTCCTCGGCTAGCGTCTTCCTTCGAGCCATGCGATTACCCCCTGTGGTCCGCTGATCTGCCAGCCTCGCTCGCGGGCGGCTTCGATGATCGCCTTGGCGTAGGCCCGCTTCTGGTGCTTGGCGTGGTCAAACGCCTGCCGCACACGATCCAGTTCCGTCTGGGCCTCGGGCGGGAGTTTCTGGAACCACGTCGCGAAGCCGGGCCGGTGGTTCTTCGTCCGCGCCAGCACGTCATCGAGCAGGCTTGTCTTTGCCTTTGCCACGCTTGGCTCCTTTCGCGGGCTTCTTCGCGGCACGCCGTAGCACCATGTTGCCGTCGTCATCGAGGATGCCGAGCCCGTTCGGCTCTTCGTCCTCGTAGTCGAGTTCAGCGAGGTTCGGCGACTTCTTCGCCTTGGGCGGCTTCCTGGGCACGGCGGGCCTCCGCTGTGCGGGCGTTGCTGATCGCCCGCTTCACCAGCACCCTACCGGCCATGTCAACGAACGGGAGCCCCCGCTTCGTCGCCTCCTCCCGCAGCCAGCCGACGATCTGGCCGATGTTCGCCTCGCACCACTCGCAGCCGTTCGCGTCCATCGTGCGAGCGCGGGCGTTGCAGGAGCAGGTGGGCGTGGCCGTGATGCCGACACGGGCGAGGAGTTTTTTCAACTCGGTGCCGGGGCCGGCGGCCGGGCGTTGCCTGAGAACCTTTGGCTCGCGAGGGTAGGCCGCGTGCGTCTCGTCTACCGTGAGTGCGTCGCCGTCCTCGCTCACGATGCAGGGCCGCACTTCGTTTAGCGTGTAGCCGCGCTGGCGGCATCGCTGCTCCAAGTGCTTGCGGTGGCAGACGATCACGGCAGCGGGTTCTCCGCTGGGACGCACTCTTCTTCCACGCAGTCGCAGTCCCACCCGGTCGAGGTGGTGTTTTTGCACGGGTTCTCCTCATCGCACGCGCCGGAGCAGCAGGGGTTCTCGCTGCATAGTTTGCCATCGTGGAAAGTGCCGAGGTACACCTCCTCGCACGCTTGCTGTGTCAAAGATTCAATACAGCCAGGGCCAGATATTCCGGGCTGCCCGTCAATGTTCACAATGAAGCCTCCTCCTAGTTCGCCCACGATCCCGTCGATTTCGGCTTCCAGCCCTAGGACTTTTGGCCCATACACCTCTGGATCGTTGCAGTTTTCCTCACCCTTGATTGTTTTTCGCCACCACCCGCCGACAAGAACCCAGCCCGCGGCGGTCATCGCTTCGCTGATGTCTGGAAAGTCCTCTGGGTTTTCGATCTCAGGCCAAAAAATATCGGCGACATAATCGCACGACCAGAAACAGCAGGCGTTGGCTTTGACGCACTCGCCATCCACGCACACGCAGCCAGGCGCACAGTCGCCGCTCGTTTCGCACGGGCCGGAACACGGCGATTTGCAGCAACACTCCTGCCCGCTGGCGAGCCCGTCGCCCTCCTGGAGCAGCGCGCCGTTTTTGACAACCAGTGCCATCAGGAGCTCGTGGCCGTCGCGCAGGTGGTGATAGAAATCTGCACGGTCGTAGCCGTGCCGAGCGACACGCCGCTCACGCGAGTGAACTCCAGCGCGGCAGTGCTAAGCGTGACGCCGCTGAGAACATCGGCGGCATCCCACTGCCACTGCGCCAGATACCATGCCGTGCCGTCTCGCCCGATGGCGCAGTTGCGTTGTCCGTTATCGGGAAGGTTCACGAATAGGTTCATCGCAGACACCGTGTTCGGCGTGGTCGTCTGATTGCGAAGCGTCACCGTTTTATCCGAGTCGATCGCCCACGCGCCGGTGAACGTGCAGATGCGAAACGCCTTCGGCGCGACCGTATCGAGACGAGCGCCAAACGTCAGCGGCCCGCAGTCGCGGTTGCCAGCCTCGACGGTGCGCACCGCCTTCGCGATCCGCTCCGCCGCAGGCCGCGTAAACGCGACGCGCTCCGTCTTCGCTGGCTTGCCGTCTGGCCTTTGCGCCACCTTAGAAGCATCCGCTGGCTGTGGTCCCGCCGACAACCGACCCCGGCGAGAAAGGCCCAGGCATATCAACAAAAACGCCGCCAGCCAGAATCACTCGCGTCACGGTGCCCTTCGTGCCCGTCAGCCGCCACGCATGCGTGAAATAGACGGCCGTGATTGACGAAAACTGAATGGTCGCGGTGCCAGACGCAACGGTGCTCGGAAGGCTGATGTCGGGGTGGATGTAATACTCGGGCGGCTGTACTCCGTCAAATGTAAATGACACCAGCCGATCTCCCTTTTGCCACCGCTGCACCACCGGCTCCCAGTAGTCCACGTCCTCCGGCTGCAATGGGGACTCGTAGGTGGCCGACCCAGATGATTCGTGAACCGGGTACGCCGTCACTGAGTACGACGCGGCCGAGTCGTAGCAGTCCAACGCCACAGCCACCTTGGCATCCGAAACACCGTCCCAGTTGATATGCAGCGTGGCAGGGCGAAACGAAATCGAATTGCCTGCGCTAGATGAAAAAGACATGGGAACTCCTTAGAAGGGCGGTGTGCCGAAGTAGCTGGAAAAGTTGATTGCCGGATACGGCCTGCGATTCAGTTGATCGGGTCGGCCGTCGCCGCCTGGGTATTTCAGGTCACCGGATTCCGTGAGCGGCTGCGGCGTTGTGGCATCCACTTTCTCGCTGTCGCCTTCTTTGCCCGAGTAGACCCATGCGCGGTATTTCTTTCCGCCCTGGACGTAGTGAAACCCGACGTGCGGCACCTTCTCGATGTAGCCGCCCTTCCGGTAGGCAAGTTCAGCCGTCACTTGCCAGTAATACACCTTTATGTCGTTCACCACTTCCACGGCCTGCTGCGCCGAGATGCCGGTGCATTGCCATGTGAACGCTGCGCCGCCAAGGTACGGCGAGGAGTTGATGGCGTTTGTCACCTCGGCGGCCAACGAAAGCGGGAAACTGGCACGGTTGCCGGAAATGGTCGCCTTCACTTCAGGGGCAAGCACCGTCAGCCCCTCGATGTAGTCGTTCGCTGCGTTGACCAACGGGCGAACGTCGCTATTTCCGTCGCCGTGGTAGTAGGACAGGAACGGCACGGTGCCGCCACCCGTCGAGAACGACCACACGTCAGGACGCGAGAGCGGGTTCGGATCCCAATCCTCCTGCTTCGGCACTTCGTAGCGATACGTCACTTCGGCGTGGAAGCGATCCGTTTCGCTGATCGAGCCATCAGTGCAGAGCAAATACCCAAACTCGGGATGCGTCGAGCCGTGGTAAATGCCGATGGTATCCAGAATCGTCTGGTGCGATTCTGGGGCGTCCACCGTGACGGCATACTTTCGTTCCGCCGTGGGGCTTTCCCCGAGCTTGTGCGAGAACGTGCGGGGGAGAATCTCGACGTAGTTGACGATTGCCATGCCTAATTCCCCACGATGTCCACGGTGCCGGACGCTTGCTGCTCAAGCAGCCTGTTGGTCTTCTTCTGCTCTTCAATCTGCTCCTCTTGACCAACGACCGTGACGCCTTCGCCACCGTTTATTCTCTGCGCGAGCGATTGCTGGGCAGTGTCGAGCGCCGCATTGAAGTTGGCTTGAAACCTGTTGAGCACACCGCTGGACGCCTCGGCGGCCACTTGGGCTTCGAGCTCTGCGATCCGGGAAGCTCGCTTGCGGTTCTCTTCTTTGATCGCGGCAGCGTTGGCCACAGGCGCGCCAAACCCGTCCCGCGTCGCGCCCGCGCCTTGGGCAGCAGCCTGTGCGTCTGAGCGAAGTTTGTCGAGTTCCTTCTCCGTCTCGCTGCGAATGTCCAGACCCAAGACCGGGGCGAACTTTTTGACAAACGCCTCGATGAACTTGGCCAGTTCTAAGAACGCATTGCCCGCCAACTGGATGAAGTCCAAGAGCCCCTGGGCAACCTGCTGGGCGATCTGCTGCGGGCCAGCCTGCTTGATCACGCCAAGAAGCTCTTGGGCGATCGTGCTAATCGGGCCAGCAAGCTCGCCGAGGATTGAGCCAGCCAGTCCCTTCACGGTCGCCCACACGGCCGCGAAGGAATCATTCATGTTGTCGATGGCTTTGACCGCATCCTCGCTGACAACCTGGCCAAGCGAGACCGCCTCCTCGCGCATCTGCGTCAACGCACCGGGGCCAAGCGTGAACAACTCGCCCAACTCGATGCCGCCCTTGCCGAAGAACTTCACGGCAGTGGCGGCACGCTCGGCCGGGTCTGCAATCCCGGCAATGGCGTCCACGATCATCTCAAATTGCTTTTCAGGAGTTGACGCCTTGAGCTCCTCGAAGACGATGCCCAGTTCCTCAAACTTCTTCTGGGCCTTCTCGTCCACCGTCGCCTGGCCAATGATGACGGTGAGCTTTTGAATCTGCTTGGCAAACGACTCCACGCTCACGCCCGTGTCGGCGGCGGCTCGGGCATACGCCTGCAACGCCTCGACGCCAACGCCGGTGCGGTTAGCCACGTCGTTGAGGGCGTCCAACTCCTCGCCGACACTCAGGGCAAACTGTGCCACGCCCGTGGCCGCCCCGGTCACCGCACTGCTCAGGCTGATAAACGCACTGGTAGCGGCCTGGATGCCACCGAGGGCGAGCTTCCCAATCTCTATGTTCTTGAGCGTGCCAAGGTCAGAAGATGCCTTCTTGCCCGCCTCGCCAAGCGAGTCGAGTTTCTGGTTCACGTCCGCCACGGCCTGCGCAAGCTGGGCCGTGTTGGCACTGATCTGCATCGCCAAGCCGAGTGCGGTGCTCATGTCACTTGCCCAAGTCCTGTTTCATTTGAAAGAGCACGTCTGTCATCTGCGTTTCGTGCTGGGGCGGCTGGGCCGTTGGCACGAAATCTCCCGGCCGCGGTGCCGACCCTCGCTTGCAGTACGGTGCCAAGGCCGCACTGGCAATCACGCCGGTCTGTGCCCAGGAGTTGTCGAGCGGCTGGAAGTATCTGGCAAACGCCAGCCACTCGCTCAGTTCCCGGCTGTCCATCCGCTGCTCGAGTTCGCCGACCGTCATCTTCAAGTGACCGGCCAGCATGAACAGGAACCGCCGCGACGGTCTGGCGCTAAAGCTCCCCGGCTAGTTCAACTACGTCCGCCTCCGTGAGTTTGTTGTGGCGCTGCGCCACATCGAACAGTTCGCCCATGACGGCACCATCGAGTGCCGCCACCTCGCCGATTTCGTTGTCTTGGAACACACGCACGCCATGCTCGTCGCAGAGCGTTCGCGTCAGGTAGAAGGCCCGGAAGTTGTGAAACTTCTCCATGCCACGACTGCGGATGTCGAGCCACGCCAGTTCCCAATCGTCACGCTCGCCAACCGTCATGACGCGCACATACACGTCGAGGCCCCACTCCTTCACATGCACCTTGAGCGGCTTGCGGACGCTCGCGGCCTTGATCTGCTCTTTAAGTCCCATTTGCTAGTTGTCCAAGAGTTTCAGCGTGACGGTGTAACGTGTGACGCCGTTCACTTCCGACGCCACGCTGACAGACTCCCATACTGCCTTGTTCGTCAAGGATTGGCCGCCGCCAGAGATGACGACATCCGCGCGCACGCCGAAGTTGCTCGTGCCGGTGTTGTTACCGCCGAGGCACTCGACGGAGACAGAACCGGCGTCAGGCGTCCACGGCACAGATCGCCCGCGTGACTCGCCGCCGTAGTTCCAGGTCAGCCCTGTGACTTCCTGAAACGCCACGCCGTTCCAAGTGACGGAGACGCCTTGCGAATAACTCGCCACGGGCGGGCCTCCGTGGGGTTAGGCCACCTGGAACGAAGCAGAGCCCCGCACGGCATCGTTCACGGTCAGCGTCAGGCTGCACGACTTGCAGGTGGCACCAACGCTCAGGGTGATGCCGCCCGTGATGGCAAGCGTGCCGGTCGCACCTTGAGCGATCGGCGTGCCGTTGGCAGCCAGATACTCAATGGTGACTTCCTTGCCGGTGTCGCCAGCCGAGCCCTTGAGCGGGCGTGCCAGCGTCAGCACGGTGCTGCCAGCCGTTTGGCCGAGGTGCGACACGTCGATCTGGTCCGAGGCCGCCTGGTCGGTGACGCTGTAGGTGATGTTTGTCACCGTGTACGTCGTGCCAGCAAAAACGAACGTCGTGCCGCTGCTGTCATGGGGCGTGTATGGCATGCCTTATCCCTCGTTCCACCAAACGTCGTAACGCTGCGTCACTTGGTAAACCGGCGGGAGGTCCGCTCCAGCCAGTTGGGCAAAGTCGTCGGATTCGTCCTCCAGCGACGTTTGCTTCACCTCCGTATTGTCGGCCGTGCCCCCGTACCCATCCAGAACGACCCGCATGGCGTCGGCGAGCTCACGGGCCTGTTCGTAGGTCGTGCCGTAGATGCTGTATTCCACGCTGACGCGAGGCATGCCCATCGGCCCACCGAGCGTCTGCTCGCGGTCGATGCTAGATCGCCGCCAGGTGACGAACGGCAGGGCAGCTGACGCCGGGGCAAGCACTGGATAGATTCGCGTGCCGACAAGCGCACTGACAGCAGTGTTTCCGACCAGGGCGGCGCGGAGGACTGATTCCGGTGATTTGAGCGGCATGATTCAGAAGGGCGTTGGCCCGACACCTGAGTTGTTGCGTTTGGGCGGAAAGTCTCCGGCAAGATCCTTTTGGGCTTTGAGCAGTGCGTTTGTCATCTCAATCGCCAACTGGCCGCGCATCGCTCCGAGCGATTCCTGGTAGGCCGTCTTGACTGGCGGACGCCCCTTCTTTCCGCCCACGGGCATTTCAGGGATCCGCAGCATTTCGCCTCGTGGTGCCTTCTTGAAAAACGCCTTTGGGTATTTCGGCGACGTGTTGATCCTTGCGACGCCGGCGAACTTGCCGCGTTTGGCGATGCGAGCAATTTTGAACTGCCCCATCGTCTTGAAGCTCGATGCGATGGACGCGCCGCCCCGGCGGGATGACGTTTTGATAATTCGCTCTTTGGTTCCAAACTCCAGAAAGCCAGCGTGAAAGGCGCGATCCTTGCCTTTCTTGACGGACCCGCCGCCGGCAGAATTCGACTTTCCGCTGCCTGCTGCCGTAAAGCCAACAAGCCCAACGGCGTTGCCGCTCACATACGTTTTGACTTTGCTCGTGATCGCACGGGCAAGGTTGCCCGTTGGCCCCTTACTGACGTTTCCACGAAGAGCGGTGAGCCCAGGCTTCAGGCTTCGGCGAATGGCCGCGCCCATGTGCTTGCGGGCAAGGCTTGGCCGGAATTGACGAAACGCCTTCTGGAGTTCGCGGAGTTCTGGAAACTCCACCTTCACGTCCATGCCGCTTGCCATCAGATAACCTCTTCGCACACCGCGACGTGTTCAGTCCGATTGTCGTACTCAAGCAGGCTGATGATGTTCAGCGTCCTGCCGCGCCACGCAAAGCGGTCACGCTGCGTGAGACCCGGCAGATACCGCAGCCGCACCTTGTGCGTCACGCTCGTTTCCTGCTGCCCAGCCAGCAACGCCTCGCGGGCGCTCACGCCTTCCACACTCGCCCACACGGCCGAGGAATTGCTCCACGCCAGCACCGTCTCGCCCAGGGCATTGGTCGTGCCGCTGGCGATCTGCACGGTGACACGCTCGCGGAGCTTGCCGGGGTCGATCATCGGTAGGTGCCCCACTTCATGGAATCAAGCAGGCTGCTCACACCGAAGGGCACGTCCTGCGGGACTGCTCCGGTGGAGACGGTCGCGCCACGGGTTTCGTACCAGTGGCTCACGAGCATCAGGATCGCGTGGCGGATCGCGGCCGGCACGTCGGTGCCGCTGGCCCCGTAGCCGCCCCACCACGTCACGCTGATGGCGTTGTCGTCTTGCAGGTGCGGCGGCCACGTCTGGCCGTAGAGCGTCTTCACCGTGCCAGGCGTGCTGTGGCGATCCACGCGGTAACTCGCCGTGGAGTAGGTGGACGTGGTGCCGTTTTCAAACGTGAACGTCAGGGCCACCGCCGTCGCCGTGCCGGCCAATGCCATCGGCGGGCGGGGCAGTTCGATGTCGTGCGTCCCATCCGGCGGGAACGTGTCGAACCGCATCACCCACTGGGTGTGTACCAGCGTGCGGTCCAGGTACTGCTCGCACCACTCACGGGCCGCCGTGATGAGCGAGGCCACATAGGCATCGTCCGCCGTGCTGTCGATGCGGCAGTGCGCCTTCGCCTCGGCGAGCGTCACCGGCTCAACGGCGGGGGCGGTCTGGCGGGTCAGGCTGCGGTACTGCACGGCGTCGTTTCCTCGGGGTGGCGTCGGCGGTTTCGGCGTCGTGCTCGACGGCCGCCGTCTCAATCAGGCTGCCTTGGTTGTCCTCGACGGCCACCCGCTGGGCGATCAGCTGCACGGCCAGGCCGCCGTTGATCTCGGCTGTCTGCCCCTTGCGGTAGGCCCGCCACGAGCGAACGAACTTCAGTTTCGTCATTGGGGCACACTCCATGCAGTTTCCGGCTTCTTTCCGCCGTTGGTGAACTCGGTCGTCCATTGGAAAACCGGCTTGCCGAGATCCTTGCCCGGCCACGTCACGACGTACTCGCCGTGGCCCAAGACGACGCGAGGCGACACGAAAACCCGGTTCCCGCTCTCGCGCCAGTTGCGCCAAAACCAGATGTCGTCATCCACGCGGCCGTCGTTCCACGAGCCATCGGGGCCGGGCGTGCTCCAGAACCAAGGCTTTTTGCACCGCTTCAAGGCAGCCGTGCTGATGACCGTCAGCCCGAAGTGGGCCGTATCCACCTCCTGCACCGGCTCGGCGAACCACGACATCGGCAGGCTCGTCTTGCCGTCCTCGGGCGGGTTGTCGAGCGTGCCCGGCAGCGTCAGCATCGGGCGGCCGTCCTCGCGCTTGGTTTGCAGCCCGGTGATCGCATCGCACTGAAACGTCATCGCCAGGGCGAAGAGGTGCTCCACGTCTGACTTCGTGAAGAACGTGTCGTAGTCGATGGTCAGCAGGTATTCCGCCTTGTCGATGAACTGTTCCATCACGCGGGTGTTCACCTGCGACCAGAACGCACCAGTGCCCATCGTGGGGCGAATCCCCAGCGGCATGAGTGCCTGTGCCCATGCGAAGTGGTTGGCCGTGAACGACAGCCTGGGCATCGACAGGATGGCTTCCACGCGGATGTCGGCTTCCGTGCCACCCACCTTGACGATCATGTGCTACCTCAAAACGAGAGCGGGCCGCCCCGTTGTGGAGCGGCCCGCCCAGTTTGCACATCGCGTCAAGCGGTGGGCTTAGGCACCCACGAGCCCGATCATCGGGCCGGCAACCGTGTTGGTGCCGAGGTTGGCGTGGTTGATCGCCACGCGGGCCACCGCACGGATCACCGTCTGATCCGACAGGAAGTTCACCTGATCGCTGGACGCGATCTCGATGGCCTGGCGGATGCCGTAGTAGGAGCTGTTGGCCATGTTGCCGTACAGCGCCATGATGACACCCGTGGAATCCGCACCGGCCGGCAGGCGGTCGGTGAGAACCACTTCCGAGCCCAAGAAGGTCGGCCCCATGCCCTGCGACAGGCCGACCGACCCGCCCTGGGCGAGGTCGAGAGCCTGCATGCAGGACGCGAAGAAGAACGGCGAGCAGAACCACTTGGCACCGGCCCGGCTGTGCTGCGGAACCGCAGCCATCATCGCGAGCAGGTTGGCCTTGGTCACCTCGTCGGGCGTGTCGCCGGCAGCGGTCACCAGCGACGCCGTGTAGGTGGACGACTGCAACAGGCCGCCCGTGTGGCTGGTCACAAGGCCAGCGACGCCGGGAGCGTTGCTCGGGTTGCCGCTCCACGCAGCCGCTTCAACGGCGTTGCTGAGCGTCAGCGAGAGCTCGGCAGCGATCCAGTCGGCGATCGACACGATCGAGTCTTGAAGCAACTCGCTCGCAATCGTCACCGCGCCCGTCACCTTCTTCGCGGTCAGCGTGACCTGGTTGCTCGTGGGGTCGCTCGGCGTGATGGCCGAATTTTCGTCCACCCAATACGCCGTTGCTCCCGCAGTCCTGCGAGGAAAGAGCAGCACGTCGCTCGGCATCACCACGTTGGTGGCGTTCTGAGCGAAGGCCGAATACTGGTCCACGAGCCGGATGACGGTCGAGGAGAGCACGTCGGGCACGAAGGCCGATCCGGTCGTGGAACCGGTCGAACCCTGGGCACGGGCCTCGACGCCGTGATCCTGGCACCACCGGCGGGCCTCGGCGTCGCCGCTCTTGGCCTTGAACCACATGCCGGTCTTGTAGGCGTCCTCGACGCTCTTGAACGCACGCAGGCGGCCCGAGAAGGGGACAGCCTCGATGCGAACCTTGGGCTCTTCGGAACGCACCTCGGGGGCGGGGGTGCAGCGGTCAACAACGCTGCGGAGGTTCTTGGCCGACTCGACGACCGACTTCTCGAAGTCGATCTTCTTGGCGAGCTCGCCGGCACGCTTGTTGAGCGTTTCCAGTTCGAGGTCGCGCTCGGCAATCTTGTCGTCGTCGCCCTCGATCGCACGAACGGCGTCGATCCGGTTGGCGAGGGTCACCGCCTCGTCCTGAAGCTTCTTGAGGTTGTCCACTGTGTGAATCTCCTGGCGGCGGTATTGCCGTGGAGTTCACCTTGCCGTTAGCGGGCCGACCTCTTGCAGAAGCGCACTTCGGAAAGTGTTGTTTTTACAAACGCCACCGCCCGAGCCCCGCACCGGGGGCAACGCAGATACCGCTGCCGCTCGTCACCGCAGGGGCGGCTGGAACGGCAACGCAGCTTCTCGCCACAGGTGCAGCGTGCCTCAGACACGGCGAAGCCTCAGTGCCCACGCCGCAGCGGCGTCACGGACCAGGGAACGCATAGCCTTCTTCACTTCCGGCTCGGCGTCGGCGTCAGCCTCGACGGCCGCAGCTTGGGCCGCCAGCCACGCCTCGTACGAACGCTGAGCCACCACCGCAGAGGTGGCACTGCCATACGCAGGCACGTTCACGGGGCCGACCTCGTAAAGGCCAGAAGCCTCGACGATCTCTCGGATCGCCTTGCCGCCTTCGTCGGTCGTGAACCGCTCACCCTTCTGCGAAACCGTGAAGGCGAACGAACTGCCGCGCAGATTCCGAGAACGCACGAGGGCGAGAACGTCACGGCCCGCCGAGGTGTCTGGCGGCTCCACGACGTACGAGATGCCACGCTCGTCGTTGATGATCTCAAGCGTGCCAGCCGACTCGCGGCCCAGCAGCATATCGCTGTTGTGGTTGTAGTACGAAAGGATTTCGCCTTTGCCACGCTGGCGATTCAGCACCTTGTCGAAGGCACCCGGCAGGATTCGCTCGCGAAAGCCACCGAGGTCGAGGGAGAGACGGTTGTACGGCACCGCCAGCCCACGAATCGCCTCGCGCCCGCTGGTACGGGTTTCAATCTGAAGCTCGCACTCCGGGGCTTCGTCCACTGTCAGGCAGCGGCGTTCAATTTCCATTGGTGGAATCCTCCTGTTCGGCTTCGTCCTCGGCGTCGTCGGCCGGGCTGTCTTCTTCCTCGACGGCAGGGGCGGGCATCGGCTCCGGTGCCGGGGCCGGCGGCTCCTCGCCCACCTTGTCGAGAGTGGTCATGTTCAACTGCACGAAGTGCTTGTCACCCTCTGGCCCGATGGGGTTGAGGTTCTCCAGTTCCCGAATCTCGTTGATCGTCATCCACCCGTTCTGTAGGGCTGAGACGTAGTACGCTGACCGGCTCGCGTGGTCGCCACGCAGCAGGCCCGAGACGCTGTGCTCCGCGAAGTAGGTCTCATCGTCCACGATGAGGTCGCGGGAGATCGCCGCCTCCCACCGCTTCAGGTGCGGCAGCAGGCAATGCTGCACGAACTCCGTGCCCTGCACTTCAATGTTGCTGTAGGTCGATCTGGTCAGATCTTGGATCATGTGGGGCGGCACGCGGAACGCCCGGCAGATTTCGATCACCTGGTACTGCCGCGTTTCGAGGAACTGGGCCGCCTCGTTCGAGCCGCTGAGTTCGTGGGCCTTCACGCCGTTCGGCAATACGGCCGTGCGGTGGGCGCGATCCGGCCCCCGGTGCATACGCTCCCACTGCTCACGGAGCCGCTCGGCGGCCTCCACCGGGATCGGGTTGTCACTCTCCAGCACGATGCCGGGCCGGGCACCATTCCCGAAGTAGGTGCTGCCGTGGGCTTCGAGAGCCTGGGCCAGCCCAATCGCGTTCTGGAAAATCTTGAACGTCGGGATCGGCTTGATGCCGTCCTCGGTCGTGAACCGCAGGGCGAAGATCTGCGACTGCGAATACACGGTGACTCGCCCGCTCGGCTCGCGGTACTTGTACCGCACCGTGCCGTCCTCCAGCCGCTCGGCTTCCATGCGAGACGAGTGCAGAGGCCACAGTTCCGAGATCGCACCACGGGCACCGGGGCGGATCTCGGCATACGACGCTCCGTAGTGGAGGTACATGCCAGTCATCCAATCCCGGAACTCCTGCGCCGTCTGCCACGGGTTGGGCTGCTGATGGAGCAGGCGATACACCGGGTGCGTGGTCGCCTTCGCCTTGCCGCCGTTCGCCATCCGCTCGTAGACGTGCAGCGGCAGGGACGACACGGCATCGGAGATCACGCGGATGCAGGCCGTGTAGGCGGAGCACGCCATCGAGTTGTCAGCGTTGACGCGGATGCCAGACGGCGTGCGCGTGCTGGTGCTCTCGGTCCAGTCGATGCCACGCAGGTCGAACATGCGGAAGTCGGCGGCGGCGTTTTCGCTCATAGCGTCAGGATGTCCCAGGATTGCGGCGGCGGTGCGGCCGTTGATGTGGCGTGGATGCCGAGGGCCATCGTCAGTGCGACGATGCCGTCAATGCGTTCCGTCGATTTCGCCTTACTCGGTTTGATGTTTCCCGCGTGATCGCTCTGGATCGCCACGTTCGACGCCTGCCAGTCCAGCACGGGCGAGTGGTGCAGCAACTTGCCCGCCACCACCAAGCCCTCAAGCTGCTTGGCGGGAGACGACATCGAGCCGTATCCCTGCCCAAACCCTAAGACATTGAGCCCATCGCCTTGCAGTTGCGTGGCCAACTGGGTCGCGTTCCAGCGGTCGATTGCGATCTGGCGAATGTTGTATTTCTTGGCCAGGGCGTTGATGTCGGCCCGCACCTGGTCGTAGTCGGTCACGTTCCCCGTCGTCGTCCGCAGGTGGCCCTGCTTCGCCCACAGGTCATACGGCACGCGGTCCCGCTTCACCCGCTCCCGCATGTTCTCTTCTGGAATCCAGAAAACGGGCTCGGCCCAGAACTTCCCGTCGCCAATATCGAACAGTAGGCACAGGCAGGTGGTGTCGAACGACGTGGCCATGTCGAGGCCCGCGAAACACTCCCGGCCCGTGAGGTCCACCGGGCAGGCTTGGTCGCCCTGCGCCCAGTGATCCATGCGAAGCCACCGCGTATCCTGCTCCGTCCACTGGTTCAGATGCAGCCGCCGAAACGTGTTCTCCTCGCTGGGCATGTCCTGCGCCCGCTGGCACCGCACCCGCAGGTCTTCGAGCTTCACGCTCACGCCGAGGTTGGGGTTCGCCTTCCGCCAAGTGGCTTCCTTCGTCCAATCGTCTTCGGCATCCGCCGCGTAGATCGCCGGAAGGAACGTCGGGTCTTTGATCGCCCCGTCGCGCACGGCCAGGGCGTAACGCCAGATCTCCCAGCAGATGCTCTTCCGGTCAAAGCCCGCCGTGGTGATCGCCACGCACAACGGCTGCCGCCGCGCGCCGGTGCTCGTCGTCATCACGTCCCACAGTTCCCGGTCGGGCTGGGCGTGCAACTCGTCAAAGATAATCCCGTGCGCGTTCAGCCCGTGCTTCGTGAACGCCTCGGCCGACAGGGCCTTGTACGTCGAGTGCGTCTCGGCCCGCACGATCGAGTTGCGATACACCTGCAGCCGCTGCCGCAACTTCGGCGAGTTCTCCACGCACACCTTCGCCATCTCGAAGACGAGCCGGGCTTGGTCACGGTCGGCGGCGCACGAGTAGATCTCGGCCCCCGGCTCCCCGTCGAAGAGCAACTTGAGGGCGATGCCAGCACACAGCGTGCTCTTGCCGTTCTTGCGAGGAATCGCCAGCAGGCTCGTGCGGTACTGCCGCACCTCGCCGTCCATCGTGCCGAACAGCCGCCGGATGTAGTCCTGTTGCCATGGCTCCAAGAGGAACGGCTTGCCACCGAGCTCGCCCTTCGAGTGCGTCAGGTTCTCGTGGAAGAACCGCACCGCCAGGTCGGCCGCCTTGTTGGCTGGCGGCTTAGGCAAACATCTGGGCGTCGTCGTCTGTTTCTTCTTGCTGCGGCTCAATATTTAGCCCCGTCCGAGCGCTGGGGTTCAGGCCGAAATCCTGCTCAAGCTGCCGCAGTTGAGTTGCCAATTTGTGGGCAATCGAAACCTCTGGCCGCTGGGCGATGTATTTCACCTCTCCCTTGTCGTTCAAGATCGGGTAGGTGTCGCCTTCCTTGCGGAGTTTGGCACGGGTGGCAAGCCACCACTCGTAGGTGTCGCAGTAGCGGGCGAGCGCCTCAACATCGGCCCGCGTCATAACGCGAACCGACTGTAGAAGCGGCAGCACCTCAGACCATTTGAGTGCGGCCACCTCGCCCAAGTGCGTCGGCATCACAACGCCATCTGTGGACGGCTGCGGCTCGCTCTTGTTGATGGGCCGATTGCCTGGGTTGCCGCGGAGGATTTTGAGTTTCGTTGGCGTCGGCCTCGGGCCCCGCTTTCCCATCGCTTCACCGATCCTTCCAAATCAAGCCGAAGCTGGCCGTTACTGGTGGCCCTCTTCTTATTGTTGCATTTACGGCACAGGCACTGCGAGTTAGGGAAGACATTACCGGGGCTGTCTTCTGCTGTAAGCGGAACGATATGGTCATGCTCTGCGTTCTTTGGGTCCGGCTTTCGCGTCTTTTTGTCAATGACGTATTCGCGATTGCACTCAACGTTGCACAACTGACATACCCAGCCGTCACGATCCAGCACCGCCCGGCGCGTGCATTGCTCGTCGAATGGAACTTTAAGTATTTTGCATTTTTTCCGCAGCGAGGTTTGCAAAGACCCGGCAGATGCTGACGCCAAGTGCTGCCTGCTCCATGTCTTGCGCGGCCTACTTGAGCCCCATCGGTGATCCCAGGCACATTCGCGGCAGCAATATTTTCTGTTATCTTGCCCCAACGCTGTCTTGCGTGGCCCCTGCGCTGGCCTTTCAATTTTCTTGCCGCACGCTGGGTTTTGGCAAAAGCACTCAGGCAGCCGCATGTGACTGTGGCGGCATTGCATTGAGCAATAGTCCGTCCCTTTCTTTCTTGTGTTTGAGCACGACGGATTTGCGCATGGCTCGTCAGTCTGCAAATGATGTCGCCTCCTGCCGTCAATCTTGCGCCATTCCGCGCGGCAGATTGCGCTGCAACATCGCTGCCGCTTCTTGCCGCTGAAGAACGCAACACCGCAATACTCGCACGCATGACGGTGCCGCGTTTTGTTTTGGTCGCGGCGTGCCTGCTCGTACTTTTTGCGGCACCCAGCGCATCTCCTAGGTGGCGGACCATTCTTGTGTCGTCGCGTAGTTGGCGTTTGGCAATCGCAGCACAGTGACATGCCCGCAATGTGCGGGCGTTGTCAAATGTTGGCGGCCTACCCCCCTGCGTTTAGTTGCGGGAGTCGCTCCAGAGCAAGCGACCAGCAATTGGCCGTCGAGATAACCGCCGTGA